TTAGGGTCGTTGTGGCTGTTGACCCGTCAGGTTCCTCTGGAGATGATGACAAAGCTGACGAAATTGGAATTGTCGTTGCTGGAAAAGGCGTTGATGGACGTGCCTATGTCCTTGAAGACGGATCGTGCTCTCTGTCTCCTGCTGGATGGGGCAAAAAAGCCATTAAGCTTTTTCACAAACATAAAGCCGATCATATCGTTGCTGAGATCAATTACGGCGGAGCAATGGTTGAACATGTTCTCCGTTCGATCGACCAGACGATCCCTTTCAAGAAAGTAACAGCGTCGAGAGGCAAGGTGCTCCGTGCGGAACCAGTTGCAGCGCTTTACGAGCAAAATCGCGTGTCTCATGTTGGACATTTTGCAGAGCTTGAAGAGCAAATGTGTCTACTTGCGCAAGACGGATACCTCGGAGTTGGCTCGCCTGATCGGCTGGACGCTCTCGTTTGGGCTATTAGCGATCTTGCTCTGGGCAATCTTATGGCTGGTCAAGCTCTACACGATCTTATGCGACGTCAGAACCGCGAAAATGCGGAGCGTGCCGCGATAGTCACCAAGGATCAGCCACAATATGCGGTTGGTTCTGTTGAGTGGCAACAACTTAATGGGCAGAAAAACTAATGCCGACAGGCGGAAAACAGACCTCTTTGACCAATATGGCGACGTCCTTCATGACGTCGTTCCAGGCCAATGGTCTTTTTTCGCCCGGTCTGCCTCCTACGCCCGCAACCAAAGAGCCAATTCGCGTATTTGACCTGCACGTTGGTCAAAACCTTCTTTATACACCACGCGCCTACGAGTCTTTCAGTTTTGCGCAACTTCGCGCATTTTCCAACGTTGAACTTGTGCGTCTCGCCATTGAAACGCGCAAAGATCAGTTTGAACGTCTAGATTGGCAAATCCGCCCAAAGAACAGGCGCGAACGCCGCGATGGACATCTGAGTAACATTAAAGTTGTTGAGAAGTTCCTGCGCAAACCGGATGGCGTCAATCATTTCGCCACCTGGGTGCGCCTGCTTCTTGAGGACTTGCTGGTCGTTGATGCTCCTACGCTGGAACGTCGCCGGACTCGCAGCGGAAAGCTCTTGGGTCTAGACGTAGTCGACGGCACAACCATCAAAGTATTGGTAGACGACAACGGTCGCCGCCCAAGAGCCCCACTTCCTGCATACCAGCAGGTCATTAAAGGTCGCATCTGGAATGATCTTTCGGATCGGGATATTATTTATGCTCCTCGGAACCTCCGTCCTGGGCATGTTTACGGTTATGCGCCTGTTGAGCAGGTTATTGTAACCCTGAACACAGCTCTGCGTCGTCAGACACAGCAACTTGCATATTTCACTGAGGGAAATATTCCAGCGGGACTCATTAATGTTCCCGAAGGTTGGTCTCCTGATCAGTTGAAAGAGTGGCAAGACTGGATGGATGCGAAACTGTCTGGTAACCAGGCAGAGCGCTCCAAGCTTCTTTGGGCACCATTTGGCTCCAAATACCAAGGGTTCAAAGAAGCTCCAATCAAAGATGAGTTTGACGAGTGGCTGGCTCGCGTTGTTTGCTTCGCGTTTTCCATACCACCATCGCCATTCATCAAGCAGATGAATAGAGCCACTTCAGAGACTGATAAAGAGTCTGCTCTTGAAGAAGGCATTGTTCCTCTGCAGTTGTGGGTCAAGCGAGTTCTTGACGATGTTATCCAAACAGACCTTGGTTTTGATGACCTTGAGTTTGCTTGGAGTGTTGCGCGCGATGTTGATGCCAAGAAGCAGTCTGAAATTCATGACATTTATCTGCGCAACGCAACATACTGCATCGACGACGTTCTTTTGGAACTTGGAAAAGACCCTCTCCCGGATGGACTTGGAGAAGTTCATCGCATCTATACCGGTAAGGGAACTTTGGCGTTGACAAAAGAGTCTCAGGCTCTTAAGGAAACCGAAGCTTCCGAGAACAATCCAAAAGAAACAAGTCCTTCTGAGGCAGATTAACATGGCGAGTCCTAACGTTATGATCAGAGTTTTCCCGCCACCAAATGGTGGCTCCATTACTTTCAGTGGGCGGACATATACCTGTGCGGCTGGCTCAACCATTGATCTTCCGCAAGAAGATGCCAAGGTTCTTGCCGCCAACGGCTGGACGATTTTCTGCTTGGTTGGCACAACTGTGCAGAGACCCGCCTTGCCAGCTCATGGTATCATGTACCATGATACCAATTTGAACATAACCATCATATATGAAGGTAGCGTCTGGAGAAATCCAGCGACTGGCTCAGCTGTTTAACCTAAAGTAATTGGAAACCCAAATGCGTTTCTTTGCACCTTTGCTCAAAGTTGAAGAGGCCGAAGACGGAACCATTAAAGTTTATGGTATCGCTTCAACTGAAAAAGCCGACCGTTCAGGAGAAATCCTGATGGCTTCAGCTGTTCAGGCTGCTTTGCCTGACTTCTTCGCGCATGGCACTGGGGCACTTCGTGAGATGCATGGGTTATCCGCCGCCGGCACAGTCGACGAAGCCACCATTAATGATGATGGCGATACACTGATCGAAGTGACGGTGGTTGACCCAGTTGCTATCAAAAAAGTTCAGACAGGGACCTATAAAGGTTTCTCTGTTGGAGGTAAAGTACTCGAGCGCGATACGACCAATCGTAAGATCATTACAAAGATTGCTTTGAATGAAATCTCGCTCGTTGATCGCCCAGCTAATCCTGGGGCAACTATTGATCTGTGGAAGGCTGATGGTTCAGTCGACCTTTCAAGGCGTGAACTTTCAAGTGACCCGCAAACATCCAATATTCCTACTAGCCAAGAAGAACCTGCAGGCGGCTTGGAACCTATTACAAAGGCTGATGATATGGGCGATACTGCGAATGTGACAACTGAAACAGAGGTTTCAGCCACTGAGACCACGACAGAAGAAGTTGTGGCCAAGACTGAAACTTCCACAGAAGTTGTGGCTGAAACCATGGTTGCTCCAATTGACAAGGTTAATGCAGCCCTGTCGACCATCGAAGAAGCCGTCGCCAAAGCCTCAGTGAATGAGGACCTGAACAAGGGTCTCTATTCAGTTGGTCGTTTCGCCGAGCTTCTTCAGACCGTCGCCTATCTGGCTTCATCAAGCCAGTATGAAGAAGAGTCTGAAGGCGACAATTCCAAGGTTCCGAAAGAGCTTCGTGCCTGGCTGAAAGACGGCGCCAAAATCTTCAAGGACATGGCCAAAGAAGAGATCGACGAGCTCATCGCCGAGACCAACGTCAAGAAGGCCGAAGAATCTGAAGCTCTTGCCAAGGCTCAGTCAGAGCAGTCTGACATTTTGGCCAAGGCTCAGTCAGAGCAGTCCGAAGCTCTGGCCAAAGCTCAGTCCGACAACGAGGCCTTGGTTAAGGCTGTCGCCGAGCGTGATGACCTTCTCATCAAGGTTGCAGAGCGTATCGAGCCACTCTCCAAGACAGTCGAAACCCTCATGAAGCGCCTCGAAGCTGTCGAAGACAGCCCGGCGCCCGCAAAAACAACCGGACCCTTGGCCAAGGCTGTTTCGAAGGAAGAAGACTCTTCCGGCCAAGCGCTGGAAGCTCCCAAGGACGTGTCAGTCGAAGATATTGCCAAAGCCTTGGGCGCAATGCCTGAGCATGAGCGCAGTATGCTTCTGACAAAAGCGGCTCTTTCTCAGCCGCATTTCATCAAGCGTTAATGCAAACAAGAGTCCTTGCCGGTTTCCATAAGTCAAAGACTCTTTTCTACGACCACCCACGTGCGCCGGTCTCCATAAGACGTACAACTTCCAACCCAAACCTTCATATCAAAGCGCCTTAAGGAGGCCTTATGTCTGACGTTCAAGACTTGCTCAAAGCCCAGCTTTCGAACCCATCGGAAGATATTGCCCGCATGGTTCTTTCGGCTGCTGGCATGCATCCCGATGTCCTGCAGAAGACAATCTCAACCGGCACAGGCCTGGTTGCCTATGACCTTCAGGCTCCCGCCAAGAACCTGTATCCGGTCAACACTCCTCTGCGCAACAAAATTCCCCGCGTCGGCGGCGGCACCGGCACAGCGACCAATTGGCGCCAGGTGAATGCGATCTATGGCTCAGGCTATGACGCGATCGGCTGGGTGCCGGAAGGTCAGCGTTCTGGCCAGATGAGCTACAGCACGTCAAACAAAGCGGCGAGCTATGTGACGCTCGGCGAAGAAGACGGTGCGACCTTCGAAGCGATCTCAGCCGGTCGCACGTTCGAAGACATTCAGGCCAAGATGACCATGCGTCTTCTCCAGAAGACCATGCTCAAGGAAGAAATGGCCATCCTCGGCGGCAACAACTCTCTGCAGTTGGGAACTCCTTCGGCGCCGACTCTTTCGGCTTCGGGCTCTGGCGCGACCCTGCCGGCTGCCACCTATTCGGTCATCGTGGTTGCTTTGACCCTCGAGGGTTATCGCAATTCGTCAGTCCTGAATGGTGTCGCCACCACGAAAACAATCACCGGCGCCGACGGCAAGACCTTCGTCCTCAATGGCGGTTCTTCCAACAAATCGACCAACGCCACGCAGGCGGTCACCCTCGGCCAGACACTGTTCAAGTCAGTGGCGCCGATCACCGGTGCTGTTGCCTATGCTTGGTTCGTCGGTCTGGCTGGCAGTGAAGTTCTTCAGAGCATCACCACCAACAACAGCTATGCCATCAGTGCTCCGCTGGTGACCGGCACTCAGGCTGCGACAACAGTCACAACTGACTGTTCGACGAATGCTCTGGGCTTCAATGGTCTCTTGACCACAGCTTTTGCTTCAGGCAGTAATGCTTACGTTAAGGCGCTGGCCACAGGCACGGCCGGCACAGGCACCTTCCTGACTGCGTCAGGCCGTGGTTCCTGTAACGAAGTCGACGCCATGCTCCTGAATATGTGGAACATATATCAGGTCAGCCCGACAGTCATCTACTGCAACGCCCAGGAACTGCAAAACCTGACAAATCGGTGTTTGTCTGGCGGCACTTCTTCGCTCCTGAACTACTTCCAGGACCCGAAGGCTGGTGAAGTTCGCCTGACTGCCGGCGGCATGATCGAGTTTTACTTCAACCCCTTCGCGATGGATGGCGGCATCAAAATTCCGATCAAAATCCATCCCTTCGTTCCCCCGGGCACGATCCTCGGCTGGTGCGAAAACCTGCCAATTCAGTATCAGAACAACGAAGTACCGAACGTTGTCGAGATGAAGATGCGCCAGGATTATTACCAGATCGACTGGCCGATCCTGACTCGTCAGCGCCAGGTCGGCGTTTACGCGGAAGGCGTTCTGGCGGTGTACGCGCCATTCGCCATGGGCGTCATCACAAATATCGCCAACGGTTAATACCTGGCAAAAACATAGGGGCAGGCTTTTAGCCTGCCCTTTTTATTAGGTCGGAGAGTCAGATGTCTATTACTTATGCCACAGCAACAGCTAATGCTCGTCTTGCGGCTGAATTTACTGCAGCTGTTTCAGGACAATCTGTTGATGGTGGTTCAAGTTATGGCCAGCTGGTTATTGGTACATCTGCACTTGCGGGTGCAGTCGGCGTTCTTGCTACCATTACATTGCAAAAACCTTCTGTCAGTATTGCGTCTAAAGTCGCAACTGTCTCAGGTGTTCCACTCTCAACTACAGCTTCAGCTGCCGGTACGGCCGCTCTTGCCGAACTCCATGATAGTGCGGGTAATGTCATAGTTTCAGGCATTACTGTCGGTACTGCAGGATCAGGTGCCAACGTTATCATCGGTACGGTCAGCGGGGCCCTCGTCCTTTCCATTGGTGAAACAGTCACCTTGGCGTCAGCCACCTTCACACATCCTTGATAGGAGCCTCCATTGGCTATTTTCTCTATTGCCAACCGCACGACCGGCACCACGACCGGCACGGCAGCGCTGGAAATCATCGCTGCATCTAGCATCGGCTATCGCCTGCTGGAATTGTCGCTGACAACCAACGCGGCCACGGCGAGCGTGTTCGGCCTCGGGACGCCCGCCGCCATCGGCATCACGCCGACCTCGCCGCAGACGCTGCTGGGCGAAGACCAGAACAACACCACGGCTGGCAACACCACCACGGCGCTGGCATGGGGAACCGCCCCCACCGTTCCGGCCAACTTCTACCGCCGCATTTCGTTGCCTAACGTCATTGGCGGGGGCATCATCTGGACATTCCCTCGCGGTTTGATGGTTCCCAAGGGTAAATCGCTCGTTCTGTGGAACCTCGTCACAGGCTCGGTCGCTGACGTAAACGTCGTCGTGGACGAATGATATGGCGCGCTTCCACGTGTCATTCACCCGATTCATGGGAGGCGCATCAGGATCAGTCCCAATCTTTGATGTCAGGACGTCGGCGACGGACTACGTGTCCTTGCTCCACCTTGATATGGAGTTGTTCTGCGGATCTAGCAGCCCCGTTGCGGTTGGGCTTGGGGTGCCTGCAACGCCCGGCGTGGTCCGCCTCCCGGCGTCGCCGCTTCTCTCCGAAGACGCGGCGGTCCCGACCCCGGGCGTCATTATTGGAACAGACTGGACGACGCCGCCAACCATCCCCGCAAAGTTTATTCGGCGTTGCTCGATATACACTGTATTGACAGCCCAGTGGCGATTGGTTTTCCCTGAAGGATTAAAGATCGCTCCGTCGTCATCTGTTGTTTTGTGGGGAATCACCCTGCCTAACACCACAGCGGCGCGCATCGACGGCAATGCGGAGTTTGACGGATGACGGGCTTTATCGGAATGACCGCGTCAAATTCGCAGATCCTCGGTATGCTTGGTTGCAGTTCAAATGACGACGGAGCGCAGCCGGTCGACTATCGTGTCTCCCCGCCGGGGAAACGGGGCGGTTTCGCGCTGGAGTATCGTTTCGGGGCAGATTTTCTGTGGCCCCGGAGTTCATTCATCGGCAGTGTAGACGGCGTCGCCGCCGGGCCATATGTCACGGACGCCGTCGCACATTATTGGGACCCGGTCTACTCAACGGCTGGCGTCCATGTCCCGAAAAAAGTGATCGGCCAAACATTGAACGGAGCTGGGGCAGCGCTCGGTGGATGCATAGTGCAGCTGTTTAACACTGCGACTGGTCTCCTTGTCGACACTCAGACGTCTGACTCTGCAGGCAACTTCAGTCTCAGCGACCCGAACAACGTGGCCTGCTTCGTGGTCGCCTACGAGGCTGGAAGCCCTGATGTCGCTGGAACAACAGTCAACACACTGACAGGGGTTTGATATGGCGCGAGGGGCAGTTGTTCAAGGCGGCGTCGCCATCGAAATCATCGATGCCGCGTCGGATTATGACCCGAATTACAATGGCCCCGGCGTCGCATTTGTCCCTGATCTGTATGCTCAGATCGGAGATTTGTGGAATGGGTCAGTTTGGACATATTTGCAAGAACCTTCTTCTGTCACAGCTCTTCAGTTTAGACTGGCATTGAACTTAGCAGGTTTGCGAACTTCTGTTGAGGCTTATATTGCATCAGCACCGCAAGATGTTAAAGATTGGTGGAACTATGCAACCACCTTTTCTGCCGATAATCCAATGCTTCTTGCAGGAGCAGCAGCTATTGGTCAAACACCAGCCGCTGTGGCCGCCTTACTTCGTACTGCAGCTCAGTTGTGACCTATGGTAAACATCTACCTTCGCCAAGGCTCTGCCTCACCGAATAATGTCACTTTGGGTGACCCAACCGTAGCTAATAGTGTTTCAGCGACTCTGACAGTCACTGAACCTTCTGATAGCATTGCCAGTGTTGTAACGGCTAATGTTTCGGCGACTCTGACAGTCACTGAACCATCTGATGGTGTTGCGGCCGTTTCCACTGTCAGTATTTCAGCGACTCTGACAGTCACTGAACCTTCTGATAGCATTGCCAGTGTTGTAACGGCTAATGTTTCGGCGACTCTGACAGTCACTGAGCCATCTGATGGTGTGGCATCTACTGGTGCCGACAGTATTGCAATTCTTTTAGGTGTTATCGAACCTTCTGATAGCATAGCCTGCGCAGTTACGTGTGTTTCAATCGTTCTTGCATTGATTTCTAAATTAAGTGTCTCAGATGCAGCGGTCTATAGACTTACTCTTACAGACACTCAGGTTTACGGTATTGCTCTGCAGGATGCGGCTGTGAATACTCTTACTCTTAAGGATGCGGCCTAGTGAATACTTACACAGCCAATACCTTGATAGCTCTGACAGGCATGTTCACGCAGACGGCTAATGGAATTGCCATAGCTCCAACTTCAGTGTTATGTCGAATAACCGATCCAAGCGGAGTGATTACCGACCTAACGACCTCGCTCACAAATCCTCTGACAGGGACATACACTGCCAATTATCTGGCTTCACTTGTGGGCATATACACCTACGAGTTTATCGGCACAGGTTCTGCGCAGGTTTCTGGACTGAGTCAATTCTTTGTTGCGAAAGCGACATTCTAAACTTAATGGAGTCCAGTGAATGGCCAAGATTACGCTTAAAGCCTCAAAAGGTACAGACGAGGCGAACTTCGGCACAGACTTACATCGTGTTGGTAATAGTGGCACGATCCAGGTTGAAGCCAAAGAAGTCGAAGCTCTTGTGAGCAAGGGCGGTTTCACCATCGTTCCAGTCGAAGAGACTCCAATTCCAATGGGTTTTGTTGGCGTCAGATCAACTGGTGGTGCAATAGAATGTTCATTCGGAGGCGCGTCTTACACGGCCGGCGAAGACGGCGTGTTCTCAGTTCCAGCCGATGCCGTGGTTTCACTGCTTGACCATGGCTTCGAAACAATCTAAGGCTTGAAAAATGACAGGCGCAGCCACAGACCTTAATGACGTTACTGACGCCATGTCATTTGCAGGCGTTGACGCCGCAAACGTTAATATTTACCAAGTCATTCTAAGCGCAGTTTCTGTCGAGATACAGGCGTGGCTTGGTTACAATGTTGCCAGTGCTTCATACACCAAGACCTTTAATGGTAATGGTTCTCAGAGAATGTTATTGCCTGATCGTCCTGTGGCGGCAGTAACGTCGCTGACAATCGATGGCATTTCGGTTCCACAGTCAGTCAATCAGTCCAGTGGTTTTCTGTTCGACAGCAAATCACTTTACTTGATTGGTCAATACCGCTTCTGCGGGGCTTTCCAAAATACGACCGTTGTTTACACGGCGGGTTATTCCAGTGTACCTATGGACATTGTACTTGCCTGTAATAAATGGTGCAAGCTTATATGGGATCGAGCGCAACGTTCTGAAACTGATTTGACAGAATATGCGGCTGGAACAATCTCTAAGAAATACATGCTCAATAAGTTCCAAGAAGCAATCGGTGGTTTTGGACCTTTGCCCATAGACATCGGAACTCTTTTGATGCCGCACAAGCGTGTCTCACCAATTTGATAGGCTGAAGCATGGTTGATACATCAATCTATTCAAGGACCATGCAGGTTAGAAGATCGAGTGGTGGAAACCTACAAGTCGGTCTTCTTCCTTATTCAGGACGTACTACCATAGAGGCAAACGCCTCTACTGGTGGAGAAATCATCGTAGCCGATAATATTCCTTGCTTTATCGAGCTTAAGAGCATGGGACGAACAGGCAGTTCAAACATACTGCCAGCCAACGAAAATGGTCTTTCTACTTGGACGATTACTCCAAGCCCAGGTTCTATTCCAAATGGAGTGATTAGAGACAGAGACTTAGCCGTCGACGACTTAGGTTATCGATATGAACTGACGTGCTATCTCACTCCAATGGGTTACATTATCCAAGGCATTAGGTTAGAGAGCTGATATGGCCGATCTTAGTGACATCACAGCACTATTCGCCTCAATGGCGGCGGCTACCATTTACCCAAATGGCAATTCGCAACCAAGTATCATTAATGGTCCTGTGAAGATTTTCGAAGGTTGGCCGATCCCTGAAATAATTGATCTCGATATGCGAGGTCAAATGCTTGTGAACAGTGTTGTTGCGCCAACAGGGGTTGGCCCAATATGTTCGGTTTCAGTTTATCCAATGCCCAATTCAGGAGCCTTAGCTTATCAGATTCTTGATGAGCCATACATAGTTGTTCCACCAGTGCATGGGCTAACACCCACCATCATTGGTGGAGCCATCGCCCTATCTGGAACTCCAGGCACAGGCGAATTTGTAACATTAATTCTTGACAAACACGTTTATTCGCGTGGTGGTGCCAGCATTTCTGCAATCTTAGCAGCTTTGCTAACTGATGTCCTCGTGGATTATCCAACTGCTTATGTTAGTGGTAATTCATTAATGACTCCTGCCACGCATGTTACAGCAAGGATAGGGGCTCCTGCTACCATGGCTCAAGTGACTCATCGCCAGATAGAGTCTGTCATGGTTACAGTATGGACGCCAGACCCTGAGAGACGAACAGCTTTGGTTGCTCCTCTTGATGTTATGTTTAAGAAAAATTTGAGAGTGGCTCTGCCGGATACGTCTTATGCCATTATACGCTACCAAAAAACCAACTCAACGGATGCCCACCAGACAGTCGGCATCTATCAAAGAGATTTGATCTATACAGTTGAGTTTGCCACACTCGACACATTCCCAGTTGTTGAGGTAACTGCAATAGTTACCAACATTGGTGTCGATGTAAGTGAAGATATGCTGATACAAACTTACGGCCCAACACTGCCAGGACAACCTTCGCCCTTTGTTGCAATCATATCGCCTGTCTGGGTTGAAACGGTTGTAGCTCCTTCTTCTCCGACAATTAGCTCTAACTCATGAGGAAACCATGTCTCAGTACAACTTGGTCGTAGGCATTCCATTCTGGAACTACGAAAAAGGTCACATCATCGCCGATGAGACTGAAATGGCAAAAGCGCTTCAGTTCAATGCTCATCACGTGACGCGCATTGCTGCCATTCCTGTTGAAGCTCTTCCCGAGTCTTCCACCAAGCCTGCCGTTCCAGAAACCGCTCCTGTCGAAACAAACTAACCTGAGGCCAAACAATGCCCACCTTTCTTGATGGCTCCCAAAATCTGGCCTCACTCAGTGTGCCAGGCGTATATGTCGACATTATTCCGCCGCGTCCTACCCTCATTGGTTCACCCACGAACTTCGAGGGTCTTGTGGGCATTGCTCAGTGGGGTCCTGTCAATTCACCGACTTTTTTCTCGTCGCCGGATAACTGCGCCGCTATCTTTGGCGTTCCTTCAGTTCGCGCTCGCGACTTGCCGACCTATGTCTTTGCTGCCTCTAATCAAGGCAATGCCATTGGTTTCGTTGGTGTTCGCGTCACCGACGGCACAGACACAGCGGCTTCTTTCATCATCACCACAAACTGCTTGACACTCACCAGCAAGTACACTGGAACACGTGGCAACCAGACGCAGATCGTCATCACTGCCGGCACTGCTGCCAGCAGCTACAATATCTCAGTAAGCTTCCCCGGTCGTCAGCCTGAAATCTTTTCCAATATCACAGGCACTGCCAATGCTTTCTGGGTCAATGCTGCTGCTGCAATCAACTCAGGTAATGCTTTCCGTGGCCCGTCGAACATCATCACAGCTTCTGCTGGTGTTGGAACCACGGCGCCAACAGTCGGCACAGTCTACACACTGACCGGCGGCACTGATGGCGCTACAACCATCACCGATACCACGCTCATGGGCGTCGATACTGTTCCGCGCACAGGCATGTATGCTCTGCGCAGTTCAAACATTGATGCCTTCACCTTGTGTGATCTTAACACAAGTTCTCTGTGGCCTGCTTGCGACGTGTTCGCTCTTTCCGAGACGTGCCTGGCCATTCAGTCCACAGTATCGGGTGACACCATTGCCAGTGCTATCTCGGCGCGTACGACTGTCGGTCTTGACTCATTCACCACATGGATCATCATGGGTGATTGGCCGACATTCTACGACTCTCAGAATGCCATGACTCGCTTGGTTTCGCCTTCAGCTATTGCTGTTGGTTTGCTCGGCAATCTTTCGCCCGAGCAGAGCCCACTGAACAAGCGTCTTCCTGGCGTTGTTCAGACGCAGAAGACAGCCGCTCAGCAAGCTTATTCTGATGCTGATCTTTCACTGGCTGAAACAGGCGGTATCGACATTATTGTCGGTCCTCCGACAACTCCTGGAGGTAGCTACTACACCTTCATCACAGGTCGTAATGCCTCATCAAATACAAGCGGCAACGGCATCGAGTATACTCGAATGACGCTGTTCATTGCTCGTACTTTGCAGAGCAAGGCGGCTGGTTCCATCGTCGGTCGACTTCAGTCAATGAAGCCGAATGACCGTACACGTACGGATGCCAAGGCTTTGGTCGATGGTTTCTTTGCCAGCATCAAGGACCCGGCTGTCGGTTCCAATGGCAATGGTCTCATCGACGATTTCGCCACAACCTGCGACCTGTCAAACAACCCGAGTTACTTGCAGGTTCGAGGCTTCCTGTTCGTTTACTGCGCGGTGCGCTACCTTAATGTTGTTCGCTACTTCGTCATCAAATTGGCGGGTGGCGGCAATGTGCAGGTTTCTTCGCAAGCCACGCCTCCTTCACCCACACAGTTCCAGTAATACTGGCGCCACTTTCAAGGAGTTATACACATGCCAGTTAATGGGATGAATGTCGGCCGCGATTATGCATTTGGTCTTTATGACCAGAACACAGGCGCGGTCATCAACCTCGGCGACGTTCAGAGTGTCAAGATCACAGCAGTCTATCATGACATCAAATCGTCGCCTTACAACAGTGTGCCCAAATTTGGGCACGTTCCCGATGGCTTCAAGGGGACAATTACCATTGTTCGTACTGGAGCTGAACTCGAGATGCTGCAGTTGCAGTTGAATGCCGCTTTCAATGCCGGCACCTCGATGCTCGCTGGCTTCTTGAACGAGACAGTCACTAACGCGGATAATTCAGTCTCGCGTTTCCAATACACCGGCGTCGATTTCAAGATCGTCGAAATCGCCGATGTTTCACGCGAAAAGGTGGTTCAACAGACGGTTGAATTCCTTGCCTCAGATAAGGTTCCGATTGCATGAGCACGGCTTCAGAAGAAATCAAAGCTCGATATTCCAAAATCGAACGTGAGTCTGATGCGCTTGGTCGCATTATTGGCGTCAAGAAATTGCGCCCTGCTCAGCAACTTCGTATTGCTGAGATGATTGCTGTCAGTGATGAAGGTTGCCGCGCGACTTTCATGATTGCGGCTTCAGTGTGTGAGCTTGACAATCTCCCACTCCTGTTCCCTCGCAATCGTGGTGAACTGGACTCTGTCCTTGACATTCTCGACAGAGAAGGCATGGACGCGGCCTCCAAGGCCACCGCCAAACTCCACGGCTTCCAAGAAGAAAACGCCGAGACTGTGTCAGTCGAAACGTTGGTCGAAGAAGCAAAAAAGTAGTCGCCAACCCATATACACGGCGAGCTCTTGGCCTTGTTAAGAATGGCGTTCCATTCGACGTGGCTTTTGACCTATATGACCATGAAGCTCTTGGTTACGCCGTGATATTTGGGGAACTTGAAGGTGGCGAGTTTGATTGGAATTCCCTTGGGTGGGTAAGGAAAGACTAGCATGGCTTTCACACTACTTGGGTTTGCTGCCAAACTTACCACCTTGAGAAAAGGCTTTGATCATGTCGAGCATGAAGCCTTGACAGAAGCGGCTATCATATATCAAACAGAAGCTAAAAGAGTTCTCGGTACATATGATTATGGATGGGCGCCTCTTAAAGAGGCTACTGTCGCTCGAAAAACTACCGGGGACTCTCCCCTCCTTGAAACAGGAGCTCTGCGAGACAGTATCGAATATTCAGTAACTGACCATAAAGCCTCTATTGGTTCAGATGATCCAAAAGCTGAATGGCATGAGTTTGGTACCAGTCGCATACCACCAAGACCTTTTATTGGTGGCGCTTATCATGCAAAAGAAGCCGAAGTAAAAGCTCTTCTATTAAAGAGATTTTGGCAGCATCTAATACACATGTAAGGACCTGAGCATGACTTACAAAGTAGGCATAGACATTGAGGCACATAATGCTGTGTCACCAGTGCTGGCTTTGCTCTCACGTGAGTTCATCGGTCTTAATTACCATGTTTCGCACCTCATTGAAAAATTCAGTTCAATGGGTGTTGCACAGAAGTCTTTGTTTGGAGCAGGCATTGTTGGAGCGGTAGCCGGTGGAGCTATCCTTGCAATGGCCAACCACATTGAAAAGGCGGGCGAAAAGCTTGTCCATGCGCAGGTTATGTTTAAGTCGGCTCTTCCTGCCTTGTCGAGAGCTTCAGACATGGCTTTCATATCGCAGCAAGCTACCATTGAAGCTGGCAAGAACTTCAACACCACTATTTCCGGCAACATTGAAGCGATGCATGATCTTTACAACATCGTTAATGATGTTGGTGAAGCTGCAAAACTCCTGCCTGCTTTCAATACACTTAGCACAGTTGCGGCCGCTGCTCAGAATAAAGGGTTTGAAGTAGGCAGTGCTACTGATACCAATCAAAAAGGTTCTTTTGCCAGAGGCATTGAACTGTCTGGGCGTGTCACTGAAGAAGCTGCAAGTAAAGCAGCTAAAGACCTTTTGCCTATGATGATCGCCTTAAGAGGGCGTATCACAGGCGAGTCTTTCTTGCACAATATTAAAACAAGTGCTGACGCTCGTTACGGCTGGAATAATGACTTCTTAACTAAAGGTCTTCCGGCTTACATCAATTCAGGTCTTGGTGATCGTACAGGCGCTGTTCTTTATCAAGCCAACAACAACATGTGGGGTGGTGTCAAATCTTCCAACCTACAGGCTACTTTCCAAGAAAAATGGGGTCTGCATAAGAAAGAAGATGAAATTCATGATGAACACAATAAGTTCATGGGTTTTAAACCTGGTTCAATGTGGGGCGCTGATACTTTCAGACAAAATCCACTTGAGTGGGCTAACAAGTTTAAGGAACATCTCAAAGAACAAGGTGTTGATACCAACGACTCTAAACAAATGCAGTTGGTTGCCGCTGAAATAGGGCGTGGCAATAAGTTCCTGAAGCAGTTTCTCGATGAGTCTTTAATTCCTCAGACAAATGCCCAGCTTAACAAGCATGTTGGCAACATTAATAAAGTTGGTGATGATGCTGTCTCTCTGATTAATGATGAAGACCCAACAACGGTCTTGCGTCAAAACCAAGCTCAGCTTCAAAATGTCATGGAGTCACTCGGTGCA